TTCCAGAGATGCCCTGTGTTCCTTGAAGCCCTTGCAGACCACCACTTCCAGATAATCCTTGTGTGCCCTGAAGTCCTTGTATGCCATTTCCAGCAATCCCTTGTATCCCCTGTAAACCCTGAATACCTTGGACGCCAGAACCACCAACACCAACGCTATTATAAAGTTCCGTAAAATTATCGTTTGCCTTCTGAAATGCGATTCTTACAGGATCGCCTCTTCGGTCATTTGCTATGACACCAACATTGATTGTCTGCTTAACCATTTTTACCTCTTATACGCTATCTGCGGTTATAGTTGTGATGTCAGTTGTTACGTTTACATCATCAACTGTGAGTCCATAGTTTGTAGGATTTTGAATGACCTCGGTGAATGGATCAATCTCTGAAAAGTCAATAAATGCATCAGCCTCTTCCTCAAAGAAGATGTTCTTAGCTATCGGATCAGTAAAAGCCAGTTCTTCAAGGCTCGGAGCAGATTCTGTTTTTATTCTGTCAAAGTAAGTGTCAAATTCTACTCGGCCAGTCTGGAATCTCTCATTAGAATATTCGAACATTTCGCACTTCAAGTCATAGACATTTAATGAACCCATCTGATAGAAGACAGATTCGTGTTCGACGTGCATTATTTCGAAAAACTCATTGCTGAGCGGGAAGTAAATTAGATCACCCTCGTTTGGTCTTATCTTTGATGGATCGACTCGTGTCGCATAGCGCTCAAATGTCCTAAATGCGACACTAAAGGTAACTTGGTCGCGAATGGTGAGTCCGAACTTGGACAGGAAGTCTCCTTCGCCAGCAAAGCCATCAACGTTCTTGACATACATTTCCATGTCATAAGCAGAATTGAATATTGGCAAATCATCTTCATTCAAGATCTCATCAACTGCTTCTAGCGATCTTGTGAAGTATACCATGTCAACGCCATACATTCGAATGCTCTCAATGACTAGATCATCAAGCAGGTTTGCTTCATTTCCGAATTGGTTGTAAGGACGGAAAAAGACATTAGTTGCCATGTGTTATCTGCACTTTTCTCTTGACAAAATTCGTGTATCCTGTATAATCAGTGTAACTGCTAAAAATAAAAGTCTGTTGCTTAACCACAGAAATTGTGAATAAGTGGCTGAAGAGTGTTGATAGCCTGCTCTTCCATTGCTCTTCGTTCTTCGCGAGCATCAGCAAGAATTTGTTGACCATTGAACGTAACTCCTCCAACAAGCTGCATTCCTTCGAACTTGGTTAGATTGCCGCCCCATTGCTCTTTGATAAGCGTTGCTGCATAGTTTTGCAACCAACGGTCACGCCAGAAATCGGAGTATACATTCTCGTCCACAATGTCATAAGCTTCTAATATAACAAATGATCCTGGCGCTAAGACGTCCTTGCGAATGTCTATAAAGAGTTTATCTACGTGTCTATTGTATCTTACAAGTGATTTTCCAACAAGAATTTCCTGCATAAATTCCAGATGCTGCATGGACATGTAGTAATTTGTTACATCATACCCTGTTAGCTGTTCTAGATTATTCAATACGAATTGATAAGATACGTTGAACATACCAGCACCAGTTGAAATAGAAGCTCCAAGGTCAAATACTCTTGTTACTCCAAGAAGTCTTGAAGGAACTGGTATCCAACCCTGCTCTAGTTCTTCTGCTGTTAGTTGATGCTTTAGATAAACGAGTTGTGATCCATCATAGTGATAGTCACGGAAGAATGACATTGCTTCGTCAATCCTATCTTCAATTTGCTCGTCAGATACGTTTATTTCGATGACTGGTGCACCGAGTTTGCGCAAGCAATATTCCTTGAAAGATTCTCTATCGTACGGCTGTGCCATTTGTTACCCTTTACCAGTTTTGAGCCTTTACTCTATTTATGATTTTCTGGTAAAGTGATAATCTGCATCAACGTTTGTACTGATAATTTGTGCTTTTAATTCAAATCCAATACTTTCTAGAAACTGTTTTACATCATCAATCTTTGGAGCCCCTTCGTTATAATCAACATGTTGGGCCTCTAGGATGATGTCTTTGCACTCTGAAAGTGATTCTTTTGCGCCAAGCAGAACATCAACCTCTGCACCCTGAACATCAATCTTTATCATTTCTGGTTTCTTCCAGCCATTTTGACGAATGATGGTATCGAGTGTCATGGTCATTCTTTTTGTTTTATGCTCATCATTGAATACTCCGGTGTTCTCCTTGTAGTACGAATTTCCACCAGGTTCGTCTGACTTTTCGTAGAAGTCAACAAGTCTTCCATCAACATCAGATAGAACAGCTATAGCATGATTTTCGTTCTTGATGAATGGCTGAACTGATTGAGTTGCATCTAGCAGATAGTATGACGCATTAGGCCAGACTTCTTTTGCTTTTCTTGTCCAGTGCTGAACGCAGGCACCAATGTCATAGACGACCTTTGGTGATATGTTCATATTCCTTAGATATTCAGCATGCTCTTTTGGAAGAAGGTCCATTTCTGCAATTTTTTGAAGTTCTGATTTCTTCTCTTCCTGAACTACAACAATTTCATCTTGAACTCGGAAGAAATTGGTTCCCTTATGATCGCATAGTATACTCGAATCAGCCCAGACTTTGAAACCGTTCTCTCTCGCCTTCATACAGAAAAATACGTCTTCTGAAACTGTATCTGCGTGATTGAGTGCTTCTTTGTAGAAGAAATGTGGGTATGGCATCTTGCGGAAAACTTCGGATTTGATCAAAGCACATCCCATACCACATGCAGCTATTTCCACTATACCCCTATCCTTGATCAACTGATACGGAATATTTGTGCATCCTCCATTTGGAGTATCCATGTATACTTCAAGCTTATGGGTGTTAGGAATGCGCTGAATGTATAATCCAGAGATGATGTCTTTATCCGCATTTAACATCTTTGTCAATGTGTCTTTAGGAAGAACAACGTCACTATCCACCGAAAACAAATAGTCGTATCTCTTTGCCCAATCAGCAATTAAGTTTCTTATTTGAGAAATTGAGTATCCATAAAAATATTGAAATTCAAGTTCGTAGCCGTTAGGAACATCTAAATCAAACATACTTTTGAATGTCTCAACTTCAATATATTTTGCAGTTGGTATGGCTACTAGTATTCTCTTTTTGACTTGAACAATATCTTTTACTACTTGTGCAATTTCTTTTTTCAGTACTGTAAAGCCATTGTTCTTTGTAGTGAAGTAGTCAACTTTCCATTCTGTATTGTCTCTCATGAACTCCATAATAGCAGGCATCAAGCCTGGATTATTTACTGGATCATTTGCATGAACGCCATATGTATGTGTATCATGGAAACAAATGTATTTGTTAACTTTTGTGTGATGCCTATTGAGTTCTGCTCGTAATTGAGAATAGTTGTGGTCAGTATCAATAAAAAGCAAGTCAGTTTGTTCAATATCAATTGAAAGTGTATCACCAACTTCATACTTTGCATCTTTATATCCATTAGCAATTGAAAAAAGATACTTTACGTGTTCATCCAATATAATATCATAGGATCGTATCTTATTTGCTTTACTTAATAATATGCCGCGAGTTGAAGTACCAGTTCTAACTCCGAATTCGGTAACTGATTCAACTTTGTCACAGTATTCTTTTAGTGTCGGTAGATGCTCATTTATATCAGATGCGTTTAACTTAGCAGCTTTGTATTCATTAGCAATTATTTTACTAAATTTCAATGGATGGCCTGCTTCCCATCTACTATAGATTGGAAATTCCTGTTCATGTCGCCCAGCAGTAATTGAAGAATCTCTTGTTGTTCCGGCCATTGGTGAATTGAACTTTATATTGTAAATCATGTAATTGGTTAAACCTTTAAAAAGGTGCCAATGGAAAATAAGATCATCGCCGTAATATACTTTTAGTCTATCGTCAATCGGCGTCCAATTTTCTTTGTGTAAAAACATGAGTTGACCAAAGCAATGAGTGTGATCGCCTGGCTCCCATGCTTTGAAGTCAATTGAATAGTCTGTTGATAGCGGATGCATAAAAATAGCTTCACCAGATATAATTCCGTGAACTCCACTATCAGCTGTAATTCTTGGATATATCTTATCAATTAGTCTTGTATCGAATTCTATGTCATCATTAGCGATAATAATCTTGTCGTTTTTGGATAAAGAAACTCCAAGATTCCATGCTGGATTAACAAATATGTTCTGATCCATTGTCATAAGTCTGACTTTTGGATGCTTTAATAAATTCCAATCAGGAGTTGCATTTTTATCATTGTTTATGATAATAACTTCATCAACTAACTCATGATCTAGATAGCCTTTCAGTGCCCGTTCGAATACGTCTGGTACTCTCCACATTGTTGGTATAACAACCGAAAATTTATTATCATTATTAATTTTCTGTTTCACTCTACTTACTCCAGCATTACGATTTTGTTCTTCGCCTCTTATCTTATAATCGTTAAGAGGATTCGCATCATTATAGTTACAGACTATTTCTTTGTTGCAATATATTTTATTCGAATCTACTCTTTCTATAAGTTCATAGAAAAGAGGATTGTCTGCTCCGGCTTTCATCCACTTGCCATCCACCTTGAATGCTTCTTTGTCCAAGTCAGCGAAGTGCTTTCCAAGACAAGTTCTCAAATGGGTGTATGGTATTTTCCAGTTGAATTGATGACTTCTGTAAGTCTTGTTCTTCTTGACTTCAGCTGGATAGTCTTGTGCAATCAACGGAATGTTATCCACTACGGACCACATAGACCCATAGGTGAATTCGTGTCCTTGGTCGTAGAGGTCGTTGTAGTAGTGGAAGATTGTATTGTTATTTATCAACCAATCGTCGCCATCTAGCAGCATCACAATGTCTTCTGGATCTACAAGATCATTAATTGCATTTAGCTGATTATAGATGCAGCCCATATTTTCTTCATTGAAACGAAGGAAGAAACGGTCGCGCAATCTCTCTGGCAGAGAAGCTATTGTTCTTTGGGCAATCGCATAACTACCATCATCAGAGCAATCGTCAATCAACACGTGAATATAGTTATCGTAGTCTTGTGCTGCAATCGACCGAATGTTCTTTTCGATGTAAGCTGCCGCATTCCAGAATGGCGAAATAACTGTGATTGGTGTTTGTTTTTCAAATGACCGATACTCTTTTTGAACTGGCATGTTACCAGTTCTTCCAAAGACACGAGCAACCTTATCATTGATTCGAGTGACCTTGCGATAGTCGTCAACTGGTAGGAACTGACCAGCTATAGTGTAGAAGAATTGCTTCCATTGTAGAGCAACAGTATCCCATCCAGCAACGTCTTTCACAACGTCGCAATAGTTCTGCTTTTGTTGGTGTAGATACGGTGTCGAATATGCAGAGAAGAATGCTTCGAGAAACTTCTGAACCTGTTGGTCCTTGTTTATGTGTGGAAATAGATTGTTCGGTTCAATCGCATAGTCAATGTGATAGCATGCCAAATCAATTGCAGTCTCTTCAAGCGCACCAAAGCGAGTTGTCATCAATGGTGTTTTATAGAGAAGTGATTCGAGAGAAGAAATTCCAAACGTCTCTGGGAAGGCACCAGGATACAACATCATCCAAGCATTTGCAAGTATTTTAGCTATCTCATGCTGAGGAATAACTCCCGTGAATGTGACACCAAGGTCTTTCAGATCTTGCCGCTTAGATAGCTGCTCTACCGTGTTTTCCTGCGCGTCTGGGGCGGCTCCTTCGCGGAACCGATAGTAACCACCAATGATACTTAATCGCGCTTGTGGAAGTCTTTTCTTGATCTCTGGCCAGATGTTCTCAACAAG